TTAGATGCTCTGTTAGAGCCACCAACTATTTTGGTAGAACTTCGTCAGAAAGGTTATTTTGATGAACTTCCACCCGAAAAAAATTATTTTGAGGTAACACCAAGTTTACTAGGAAGTGCCGAAGATGTATTTTACTTAAAAAGACAAATTTCGTCAAGCGGAGTCGTTGATATAAGTAGATTTGGAGGAAAGATTCAACAATGTCACTCTACTGAAATAGAAGGAGCTAGATATATTGAATTCAATGGAAATAAAAAAGCTACTATTTCATTAATAAAAGGAATAAATGACTTTTTAAATAGTACTCGTTCATATAAATGTAATATGGTAATTAATCCTTTTTATAGAGAAATACATATTCGAGATTTATTGAAAACAATAAATGATAGATTCGCCAGTTTAGCGGGAGGAAGGAGAAAAACACGAAAATATTTGAAAAAATCTAAAAGAATTAAGACTAAAAACTTGTATAACTATTATACTAAAAATAAAATATAAACACTTATATATAAAGAAATTATATAATGGGTAAAACTGTTTCTGATTTACAAGAATCTTCTACTACAAGCAATAATACTACTATAGTCGATGTGAGCAATAATATTACAGTTGACATAAGCAATAATATTACTACTGATGTGAGCAATAATATAGTCGAACTAATTGATACTATGTCTGATAATGTAAATAACAAAAAGTCATCTTTATTTAGCTTTGATTGTCTAGGCTGTACTAGTTTTTCTTATAAGTCAGCCAATGCTGTTATTGAACCTGTTACTGAACCTGTTACTGAACCTGTAACAGAATTTGTATCTGAACCTGTATCTGAACATGTATCTGAACCTGTTTCCCAACCTGTTCCGGAGTCAGATATTGAATCTACTGGCAGTTCAAATCCAAAGTCTATTTTGGAGACTGCCACTCAAATATAATATAATTAATGAACGTATATAAATTATATTATAGTTATTTTTATCGTCTACTACGTTTAGTGCGTATACTTTTTTTTGAAGATAACCGTTTTGTTTTTTTGCCCTTCGTTTTTTTAGTTTTTCTATATTTATGGGAACATTTTTTACGAAACACTTTTCCACCTTTACCTTCAGGTGGCATACAAATTGATACTATTTTTCCAGATTCTAAAAGCCTACTTATTATGGCTCTAGCATTATCCAAGGCTTCATCTGTTATCACGAGATAACCATTTGAATGTTCATATTTTTTTAATGATTCTATCGTTATTTCTTCTGATGGGTCTATTCCTTGAAATGTAAAACCAAAATATTTTATTAATGTATATATAGAAACTACATTTTTTGCAATGGATTTTATACGTAAACCTTGATTTTCTCTTTTTTTTACAAATGTTTCCATACCTAGAATAATTATTGCCCTCAATAATAAATTATAACCTTTTCCTCGTTCCGGTTCCTGTGTAAATGAATCTATATAGACCATATTCAGATAAGGTAACGAATGGCTATATTTAATATATGACAAATAAGAGTTGGTTTGAGAATCTATTAAACAAAGTAATTCAGACTTATCTCCAGACTTATCTTGAGAGAAGTCAGGTAAATCCTGTTTTTTAATTATTTTTAATTCCAAGCATAGATTTCTCCCTCTAAATTCTTCATTTAATTCTGATATTTTTTCTAATATTGATGCGTTGAGTTCATCACGTTTGGCTAGTAGAATACGTTCTTTTTCTGAAAGTCTGGCAAGATGCTGTTTTTCTTCTTCTGTAATTTTTTCTGACATTTTATATTATTATTATATTATTATTTTTTCTTGGAAAAATAGTGATACCTAAAAATAATAATTATATTTTCTTAAACAGTAGCAATAAATTCCCAATCCAAATCTCGACATATTTTCTTCCAAATGACATCCTGTTCTATCAATTTCTCTCTGTCCTTCAACATAGGAATCTCATCCAAATAATGTCGATGTCCTAGGAGTTCAAACAATTTATACAATACATAATAGTAGTGTAAAAAGTTGACCCGATAATCAGGACAATGTTTGGCGTAAGGATATTGAATCTCCATAAAAAAATTACACAAAGTTTCTTCCAAATCTTGGGTAATCATCGGAGGTGGAATACCCAATTTGTCTTTGATAAAATTAATATGTTCATAATATTTATTATATCCTAGCTTCTTCAATATTCCCTTAGTAACATAATAGTTCATGGTATCCATCGAAATTCTCTCTTTTTTGATTTGTTGTTTTAAATTCTCAATCACCTCGGATGGAATTTGCGTCGTTTCTTTTCCCTGAAATTGTGCCAAAATTTCCTTAAAATGATTAATTTTTTTATAAGCATAAAAACATACCTCTTTGGGTGGTTCTTTATAACTCGGTTTCTCGTTTTCAATGAGGTACTGAATATTTGTAGAGCAGACATTACAAATAAGAACTCCTTCATCGTCCATAGGAATCATTTCCCCCTTAAAACACGATTGACATATATCCGTTGGATGAATAAATGCATTAATATCCAAAAAAGTATCATCAATATTGCTTAGATATTTTTGAAAAATATTCTTATTTTGGACTTCTTCTAATGCTTGGCTGGGCTCAGTTTTTATCTTAAAAAAAGAATTTACTAAATTGCTTTTTGTTGTAACAGGTTTTGTCGAAGAGTCACCAGTAGAAATATTTTTCTTATTTTCAAAATATTCAAAAATATATTTGGAATTATCCAGAAAATAATCCTTCTTTTTACTTTTTAAAAATTTCAATTCATCGCTGATTTCTTGAATTCGATCTTGATAATCCATGACTTGTTCAATAGAAAGAGTGTTTTCCTTGGTATTTTCTTGAAGAATATTACGCAGTTCCGCTCTCTCTTCTTTTAGTTTAGGCATTCTATCTTCTTCATCTTTAGTAAATTCATTCATAAATTCTTTGTGCTTTCCATCCAAGGTAGTTGAGTTTTTCTTACTTACTTTAATTTTTTTCTGGGTTTTAGGCTTAAAGGAAATCATTCTGTTTATAAAATATCTTAACGTTTTTTTAATTATTAATAAAGAAGATATATATTTTAGTTTTCTATGAAGTAAGTATTATGGATAGTAGTACAATCAATGTTCTCATTGAAACAGATAGTATTCCAAAGAAAGACGGATACCATATTAAAATAGAAAACTCTAAATTTCAAAAAATGCTTTTTGTATTTAACGCTATTAATGATGGATGGTGTATAAAAAAACGCAAGGATTCTTATATTTTTAGCAAAAATCATGAGGGTAAAAAAGAGGTGTTCTTGGATTCTTATTTACAAACATTTATGACAAGCAACCTAAATTTAAATACTTTATTACAGTAACTTTGTAATTAGAGGTCTAAACAACAACTTATATATCTAACAGCATATATGGTTTAGCAGTTTTATTATCCATAAATATTATATATAATCTATGGATAATACTTATTTATTGTCTTATACACCAATGGCAACTAGTCCTACAAGTAATCCTACTACAAATCCTACTACAACTCCTACTCCAGCAACTAGTCCAACCCCTACAGGAAAACCAGTAAATTATATACAAACTAAATATCATCAATATACCACAGAAATTAATAGTACCATTAAAAAAAAACATCTTGTCTATTTTTTTATTGTGATTATTTTAATTCAAGTAACGTCTGATTATGTATCTAATTATTTTCCAAACTTAGAGGTATTTCAACCTGTATTTATTTCTGGGTTATTTAGTGTTATCATTGGTGTAGAATCTTATTATGAGTATATCTTTGGAGGTGTTATTTCAGCCAGTATTGCTTATACAACAACCCGAATATTTTTTGATAAGTTACAAACATCTTTACAAAAAATACTGTTGAGAACAACCACGGCGCTTATTATTATTATAACCATGGTTTTATTTGGAGCCTTTTCGCCCTCTTCCATATCTTATTCTTTTCAAGCATTAAAATTATATCCTACTATGAATTTTGGTTATGTTTATTCTTACGTAAGTGGTCTCATTATTTCAGCCCTATTTGTCTATGCTTATTTGACATTGCTAGCGGATATTAAACAGTATGAATAAAATAATAAATAGTTGGTTCTTACATAAATGTAAGGGATTTATAATGTTTCTTTTTAAAAATAAAAATTCTAGTAGACAACTATTTTAAAAGGTTAAAATAAATGAATTAATTGTAAAATTCTGAAATTTTTTTCTTTAGGGATATTATAAAATGGGCGGTGGCTTAATGCAACTTGTAGCTTATGGCGCACAGGACGTTTACCTTACGGGCAATCCTCAGATTACTTTTTGGAAAGTAACATACCGTCGTTACACAAACTTTGCTATTGAGTCTATTGAACAGACTTTCAACGGCCAGGCCGATTTCGGTCGCCGTGTTACCTGCATTATCAGCCGAAACGGTGATCTTGCTTACCGCACCTATCTTCAGGTCACTCTTCCCGAGATCAACCAGCTCATGGGTAACTCCGCCAGTGTTACCACCGGAAACAACTCCGTCTATGCTCGTTGGTTGGATTTCCCCGGAGAGCAGTTGATCGCCCAAGTTGAGGTCGAGATTGGAGGCCAGCGCATCGATCGCCAATATGGTGACTGGATGCACATCTGGAACCAGCTCACCATGACTTCCGAGCAACAACGCGGATACTTCAAGATGATTGGTAACACCACCCAGCTTACTTTCATCACCGATCCCTCGTTCGCCGATGTTGACGGACCTTGTGACTCCATGGCTCCCCGCCAGGTTTGCGCTCCCCGTAACGCCCTCCCCGAGACCACCTTGTATATCCCTCTTCAATTCTGGTTCTGCACAAACCCCGGTTTGGCATTGCCTTTGATCGCCCTCCAGTACCACGAGGTCAAGATCAACTTGGATCTTCGCCCCATTGACGAGTGCTTGTGGGCCGTCACCTCATTGAGCTGCAACTCTGGTCCCGGAAACGTTGCTGCCAACCAGTACAACGTAAACACCCCCGTCACCGCCACCATCGCCTACAACCAGTCTTTGGTTGCCGCCTCGTTGTACGTTGACTACGTTTTCTTGGACACTGACGAGCGCCGCCGTTTCGCCCAGAACCCTCACGAGTACTTGATCACTCAGCTCCAGTTCACTGGTGATGAGTCCGTTGGATCTTCCAGTAATAAGATCAAGTTGAACTTCAACCACCCCTGTAAGGAGTTGATCTGGGTCGTTCAACCAGACCAGAACGTTGACTATTGCTCGTCTCTTTTGTGCGATGCCACCTTATTCAAGGTTCTTGGTGCCCAGCCCTTCAACTACACCGATGCCATTGATGCCCTCCCCAACGCCATCCACGCTTTCGGTGGACCCGCCGAGGTTGCCGGCCAAGGTGCTTTC